CGGATGACAAAGAATGATTGAAAATGGTTATGAAGTTATCCATCAGCGCTTATGCCCGCCATCGCGGCGTCAGTCATGTGGCCGTGCTGAAGGCCATCAAATCAGGGCGCATCAGCAAGGAGCCGGACGGAACGATTGACGTTACCAAAGCCGACGCTGACTGGAGAAAAAATACCAGCCAGGCGCAGCAGCGCAAAACTGAAAAAGATGTTGCCCCTGCAAAAGAACGTCAGGTCGACCATCCGACCGTCAATTCCGGCCCCAGTTACGCACAGAGCCGCGCGATCAAGGAAGCATACCATGCGCGTCTTGCCAAACTGGCCTACGAAGAAAAGACCGCCAGCCTGGTCAAAATCGACAGCGTCAAGGTCGCGTGGTTCAATGTGCTGCGCGTCCTGCGCGACCGCGCCCTGAATTTGCCCGACCGGCTTGCGCCATTACTTGCCGCCGAAACCGATCCGAAACGCGTGCGCGACCTGCTGGACACCGATCTGCGGCAGATGCTTTCCGACGCCGCCGACACCGTCACAAATTTGAACACACCAACGGAATAATGGAATCCTTACAAGAATGCCTGACGCATGCCGCTCTGGCGCTGCGCCCCGATCCGCTGTTGTCGGTGTCGGAATGGTCGGATACGCATCGTTTCCTGTCGCAGACGGCGTCAGGCGAGCCCGGCCCATGGCGAACAGACCGGACGCCTTATCTGCGGGAAATCATGGATTGCCTGTCCCCCAGCAATCCCGTCGAAAAAGTCGTGTTCATGAAGGGCGCGCAGATCGGCGGGACGGAAGCGGGAAATAACTGGATCGGCTACGTCATCCATCATGCGCCGGGGCCGATGCTGGCGGTGCAGCCGACCGTTGAGATGGCCAAACGCTGGTCAAAACAACGTATTGCCAGCCTGATCGATAGCACCCCTGTGCTGCGCAACAGGGTCAAGGAAGCCCGCGCGCGCGACAGCGGAAACACCGTGCAGAGCAAAGAGTTTGCGGGTGGAATTCTTGTCATGACAGGCGCCAACAGCGCGGTCGGCCTGCGCTCGATGCCAGTGCGGTATCTGTTTCTGGACGAAGTGGACGCTTATGACTTTGACGTGGACGGCGAAGGCGATCCGGTCTCCCTTGCCAGCCAGCGCACGATTACATTCGCCAACCGGAAGATATTTCTGGTCTCGACGCCGACGATCCAGGGCTTCAGCCGGATCGAACTGGAATACGACGCTTCCGACCGCCGCCGCTGGTGGGTGCCATGTCCCGACTGCGACGCATATCAGATTTTAGATGAAAAACAACTCCGCTGGCCGAAAGACACCCCGGAAGATGCTGCTTATTATTGTGTCCATTGCGGCGTCGCCGTCCCCAGCCATAAAAAGCCATGGATGAACAGTCGTGGCCAATGGCGCGCCGATGCGCCTGGCGATGGCAAATCGGCTGGATTCCATCTGTCCGGCCTCAATAGCCCGTGGCTGACATGGCAGCAGATTGCAGAGCGTAAAGTCGCCGCCAAAGATGACGCGGCGATGAAGGTTTACGTGAACACTATCGAGGCGCGCACATGGACGGAAAGCGGAGAGGCGCCGGAATGGCATCGCCTCTATGATCGCCGCGAAGATTACCGCATCGGCCAGGTTCCGGCAGGCGGCCTGTTCCTCACCGCAGGTGTGGACGTGCAGAAAGACCGCCTTGAACTGGAAATCGTCGCCTGGGGACGTGACCGCGAATGCTGGTCGATTGATTATCGCGTTATTCCCGGAGACCCTGTCAAACCGGATGTCTGGAAAGAGATGGATCGGCTGCTTGCCGAAACCTTCACCCATACCAGCAACACGGAGCTTGCAACCCTGAAACTGGCTATCGACACCGGCTATGCGACACAGGAGGTTTATGACTGGATACGCCGTCAGCAATCGGATCGCGTCATTGCGATCAAAGGCGTCGAACGTCTCGGTGCCGCCATCGGTACGCCCGGCCATATCGATGTAACGACGCAGGGCAAGCGCAAACGGCGCGGCCTGCTGGTCTGGCCGGCCGGATCGTCGTTTTGCAAGTCTGAGTTATACGGTTGTCTCCGGAAGGACAAGCCAACAGACGAACAGATTGCGGCAGGAGAACCGTTCCCGCCTGGCTACTGTCACTTTCCGAAGCATGGAGAGGAATATTTCAAGCAGCTAACCGCCGAACGGCTGGTGACGGTCAAGGACAGGCGTGGTTTCCCGCGACGTGAATGGCGCAAACTACGCGAACGCAACGAAGCTCTGGACTGCCGTGTGTATGCCCGCGCTGCGGCGTCCGCGCTTGGCATTGATCGCTTTAATGACACGACATGGGAAAAACTGGAGCGAAACCTTGGGCAAGCCAAAGCCCCACAAGCGGAAACGAAGAAACCACCTACACCGCCCGCCACGCGCAAAACCATTCAGAGCGAATATTTATGAGTCAAGATTAACTCAAATGCCTCATCACCCAAAGCCCAAGGAAAAAGACACCTATAGAAAGAGAAACTGAAAGAACAATGTACAGCAAAGATATGCCTGGTTGTCCTCGCTCTATAAGCAGAACCGCATCTTGGGAAAAAGCTGAGAAAGTCGTATAGCCCCCGCAGATGCCTGTAGTCAAGAAAAGGCGCCAGTGTTGTGATGCTTCTCCCTTAAAGGCGAAGTATCCGGCAAGAAGAGCAAGTAAAAGTGATCCGGTGATATTGATCGTGATGATGCCAAACGGAAATCTTGTTCCAAAAAAGTACGAAACAAGTTCGTTGATGCCATGTCTAAAAGCGCCGCCAATGCCGGAGCCTAAAAAGACGATCAGATAAGGAATTGAGTTCATTTTTACCTCGACTTTCACACATTAAAAAACCCGCGTCATCGGCGGGTTTTTTTTAATGGAATCCTGCCGCGACGCATCGCTCTGCAGGAGTCATCAGCCATCACGGCGGTTATAAGGGAGAACTCCATTCCCATAGCCATTATAGCTTAACCGTCCGTGCCGTCAAAAACAAATTAAGCACAGATTTTCTGAGGTGTTATGACTTACACAACCACACAGCGTGACGCCTTGAAACAGGCCATCGCCAGCGGCGTTCTGCGCCTGTCGTATGACGGCAAGACGGTCGAATACCGCTCGATGAACGAGTTGAGGGCGGCTCTCAACGACGTGGAGGCGGCTCTCGCCCGTGACAGCGGCGATCCGCAGACCCGCCAAATCAAAATTTACGCCGAGAAAGACCTTTAAATGAATTTGATCTCCCGCATCGGCGCGGCGATGAAGTTCGCCACGACAGGAAAGCTGTCCGCGTCGGCCTTTGAGGGCGCAATGCAGCACCGGCGCCTGGTCTCCTGGCGGGCGACGCAGGAGAATATCAATGGGCTTCTGTCCGCAAGCGGCGACACGCTTCGCGCTCGCGCGCGGCAGATCGTGCGCTCAAACCCCTACGCAGCCAATGCCGCTGATAGTTTCGTGGCCAATGCCGTGGGGGCGGGCATCAAGCCGTCCTCTCTTGTGCAGGACACGGTTCTGAAAGATCAAATTCAGCAAGTCTGGAATGACTGGACGGATCATGCGGACGCCGACGGGCTTACGGATTTCTACGGACTTCAGGCAATGGCGGCACGCGCCATGTTTGAGGCAGGGGAATGTTTTATTCGTTTCCGGCCACGGCGACCCGAGGACGGGCTGAATGTGCCCTTGCAGCTGCAACTGCTGGAATCCGAACATCTGCCGTTCAATAAAACGGAAACCGCAGCGAACGGCAATGCCATCCGCTGCGGCATAGAATTCGATGTCATCGGACGGCGCGTGGCTTATTACTTTTATCGCAGTCATCCAGGCGACAGTACGGATCAGAACAATAAAGGCGTGATCGTCCGCGTTCCGGCAAGCGAAGTGCTGCATATCTACCGGCCGCAGCGCCCGGGTCAAATCCGTGGTGTGCCGTGGATATCGCCCGCGCTCGTCAAGATATTCCTGCTGGATCAATACGACGACGCCGAACTGGATCGCAAGAAAGTTGCGGCATTGTTCGCGGGCTTTATCACCAAGAACGCGCCGGAAGATAATCTTCTGGGTGAAAGCGCGCCGGACTCCGCCGGTTCCGCTGTGGCGGGGTTGTCGCCCGGCACCATGCAAGTGCTGTTGCCGGGGGAGGATATCAAGTTTTCGTCGCCCGCCGATGTCGGAGGCTCTTACGAGTTATTTCAATACCGCACACTGCTGGCAATTGCCGCCGCAATGGGCATGCCCTATACGAACGTCACCGGCGACCTGAAAGCCGCCAATTACTCCAGCATCCGCGCAGGCACAGTGGAGTTTCGCCGCAGAATGGAGCAGTTCCAGCACACGACGCTGGTGTACCAGCTCTGCCGTCCCATCTGGCAACGGTGGCTGCAAACCGTAGCCCTGTCCGGCGCTTTGAATATGCCTGGGTTCGCAACCGACCCCGACAAGTACGCGCCGGTCAAATGGATCGTGCCGAAATGGGAATGGGTCGACCCGCTGAAAGACCGTCAGGCCGAGAAAATAGCACAGGAATGCGGTTGGAAAGCGCCATCCGACATCATCGAATCCGAGGGATACGACGTGGATGAAACGTACCGGCGTATTGCCGCCGACCAGCGCCGCGCCGATGAGCTCGGCATCCGGCTTGGCAAACCCGACCAGCAGCAGCCCGCACCGCCGCAAGATCAAAACACGCAACCGGAAAATCAGCCTTCAGACAAAACCGATGAAGGAAATCCATGACCCTTTTGCCTCACATCGCGGGGCGGGTGTTCAACACGCCGCTCCTGATCTCGCGCGCCAAGCTCGACACGATCCTGGGCGTATTGATACCGCGCCTGCAGGGAGAGCCTGTCTCCTTCGGCGCAAAATCCGTCCAGCGCGGATATGAGGTTACACCGCAAGGTGTCGCCGTCATCCCCATCCTCGGCACGCTGGTGCGGCGGTCTGCCGGTCTTGACGCGCAAAGCGGCCTGACCAGTTACACCGCGCTTGAAGACACCTTTCATATGGCTCTTCGGGATACCGGCGTGAAGGCTCTACTGCTTGACGTCGACAGCCCGGGCGGCGAGGCCGGAGGAGTTTTCGACCTGGCCGACAAGATTTACGCTGCAAGAAAGATAAAGCCCATCTGGGCCGTCGCCAATGAGAACGCTTTTTCGGCGGCCTACGCCATCGCAGCGGCGGCTGAGAAAATTTATCTCCCGCGCACAGGCGGCGTCGGCTCCATCGGCGTTATCGCCATGCACCTTGACCAGAGCCGGGCGGAGACGGACGCCGGACTCCACTATACCGCAATTTATGCCGGAGAGCGCAAGAACGACCTTTCACCGCACGAACCCCTGAGCGATCCCGCCCGCGCGCAGCTGCAGGCTGAGGTGGATCGTCTCTACGACCTTTTTTCCAACACGGTCGCGCGCATGCGCGGAATGGATGCCTCCGCCGTCAAAGCCACAGAGGCCGGGATTTATTTCGGCGAGGACGCGGTCAGGGCGGGCCTGGCCGATGAAAACGGCACGTTCGGCGACGCGCTTTCCGGCCTCACACAAAAACTCTCACGACCCGCAACCCGTCCCATCCGTCCACTTAAAAAGAAGGAGATAAAGCCTATGGATAACAACGCACCACAAGAAGAACTGGAAAAGCCGATGCCCGACCTTGCCGCCCTGAAGGCGGAAGCGAGAGCCGAGGCGCTTGCTTACGTTACGGAGATCAATGAGCTCTGCTTGCTGGCAGGCATGCCGGACAAGGCGATGGGTTTTATCGCCAAAGCCGTCCCGCTGGCGGAAGCGCGCAAGTCTCTTCTAGAAGCGAAGGCAACGAAGGCGGACGCAACCGCAATCGCCGGACAAATTCCCGCCAATACGAACCCCAACACTGCGGAAACGAAGATCGATACGGCGGCGCTCTACGCCAAACGCAATCAAAAGAAGGAGCAATAATCCATGGCTGAAATCATCGAAGGTCCGTACAAGAGCGAATTTCTTGTAACGGAAGCTGAAGGCACTCTGTCGCGCGAGACCATCACGGTTCTTGCTGGACAGAATCTCAAACCCGGCCATGTGCTGGGAAAAGTGACGGTCGGCACAGCGACGGGAATCGCCGTCTCAGGCAATACTGGTAGCGGCGCAATCAGCGCAGTATCGGCAGGCGCTGGCGCAAAACCAGGTGTCTATCAGATCCTCTGTATCGAACCCGCCACCAACAGCGGCACCTTCTCGGTCGAGGACCCGGACGGCGTCATCGTCGGGCGCACGATTGTAGGCTCCGCCTTCACAGGCGCGGTCAACTTCACCATTGCCGACGGCCCCGCCGATTTCGTCGCCGGTGACCGTTTTACCATCACCGTGGTGGAAGGCTCCGGAAAATACAAGGAGTACAACCCCGCCAATACGGACGGCTCGCAAACGGCTGTCGCTCTTCTGCTGGACGCGGTGAACGCCACGCTCGCAGACCTGCCCGCCGTCGCTATCGTCCGCCATGCGGAGGTGAACGCGGCGGAGCTGACCTGGTTCTCCGGCGCGGACGCGACCCAGAAAGCCGTCGCTCTCGGCCAGCTTAAAACAAAAACCATCATCGCAAGATAATCAACCAAAAAAGGAGAAACACATATGCCTGCATTGGATATTTTCGGCAACAATGTCTTTTCGCTGGTGTCGTTGACCGACGCCATCAACAAGATGCCCTTTATTCCAGGGAGGATCGGCCAGCTCGGCCTTTTCGATGAAACCGGCGTATCGACCACTGCGGTGATGATCGAGGAGCGCGAAGGCTCCTTGACCCTCATCGAAACCACGCCGCGCGGCGCCCCGGCGACGCAAAATACCACCACAAAGAGAAAAACGCGCTCTCTGGTCGTGCCGCATATCGCCCTTGAAGACACCATTCTCGCGGACGAAGTGCAAAACGTGAGGTCTTTCGGAAACGACAGCCAGCTTGACGGCGTGCAAAACGTGGTCAATTTCCGGCTTGCGGAAATGGCGCGCAAACATGACGCCACGCTGGAGCATCTTCGCATCGGCGCCATCAAGGGGCAAATCCTTGATTCCAATGGCGTGACGGTGCTTTACGACCTGTTTGATCAGTTCGGCGTTGTGCAATACGCCGAAATTGACTTTGACCTCGACAATGCCGCACCGGCCAGCGGCGCGGTCAAGAGAAAATGCCACGATGTCAAACGCAAGATCGAAGATGAATTGGGTGCGGCTCCCTACGACCACGTCCACGCCATCTGCTCCCCCACTTTCTTCGATGATCTCGTCTCGCATCCCGAAGTCATCAAAGCCTATGACCGCTTCCAGGAAAGCGCCTTCCTGCGCGCGGGTCAGGCGCGCGGCGGGTTCGTCTACGCCGGGATCACCTTCGAGGAATATCGCGGCAAGGTCGGCAGCGTCGACTTCATCGCGGATAGCAAGGCGCATTTCTTCCCTGCCGGGGTGCCTGGACTATTCCGGCAGTATAACGCGCCCGCCGATTTCGTGGAGACCGTCAATACCATAGGCCTGCCGCGTTACGCGAAACAGGCAGTGGACGATCAATTCGGACGCTGGGTTAAACTGCATACGCAGTCGAACCCGCTGCCGATCTGCACCCGTCCGAAAACGCTGATCAAGGCAAAACGGACGTAATCATGTCCTTTTCCGGCATGATCGACCAGCTCTTTACCGATCCGGTTTTGAGCAAACCCGCCACCTATCTTGCTGTCGGCACACCCACGCCCTTTCCGGTGCGGGTGATCTCCAGGCAGCCGGATATGGTGGTGGGCTTTGGCGAGGGGCAACTGCATGTCTCGACCACGCTTTTTGATGTGCGGAGCCTTGAAGTGCCGGAACCAGCCGTGGGCGATCAGCTGACCTGTGATGACATTATATATACGGTGCAATCCGAACCGAAATC